GCGGGCGAGTGATATTTAAAGAGATTATCAACCATGTTATTTAACTCCTTGAAATGGATGCGCGGCATCCGTGACCTACTGGGCTTAGCGCCACTCACGCCGGAAGGCGAAATTGCTTGGGATGCTGCGCTTGGAGACCTTGAAGACGAACGGCTCAGCGCGGTACTACGCGGCTGGTTACGCACACACACACACAACCCGACACCGGCGGAACTGCGCGGCATCGTAGAAGCGGACGCGGCGGGCACCTCTGAAGCGGGAGCAGTGGAACAGCAGGCATTGTAGGCGCGCCGGTCACATGCGCGCTGGAATGCGCGCAAACCATCACACATTCACCTATTCCCCCGCCCGCCAAACTTGAGCGGGCTTTTTATTTAACAAAACCTTATGGAAGAAATAGATAAGATATTTAAAAAAACGAAAGGATTTAACACCAATCCTTTTGTCATAATCGATGCTTTAGTATTACATCCGAATGGATGGTGCATTGAAGGAAAGGCGCTAGAGGGCAAGGAACTTACACCTGAATTTTGGCTTGAGATACAAAACATAGGCTGGCTGCATTTTGAATTAGTACTCCCTTCGTATAATATCAGGAAAGGAACGTGGCTAGCCACTGAATACCGCCTGGGAGACTGTCCAGCCCCCTGTCGATCATTTTCATTGCAAGGTGTTTTATGGACTCGGCGGGCAGCGATTGAAGCGCATCAATCCATTTGCGCTTATGAGCGGGGGCTAGATCGGTTTTCATGATAGCCGAAAGAAATTTCCCATTCCCCAACTCACCCTGCCCGCTCCTTGAAGCGGGCTTTTTATTGGAGCAAACAAAATGATAGCTTTATGGACAAGAGAAGACGTAAAAGAAAAATATGACGACCTCTACCACGAAAGAGAAGAGGAATTATTTGTTGAACTGCTAGAAAGCGCTGCCAAAGGTGAAAGCAGGGCCGTCGCTGATTTCATAGACGCCTTTTGGGAACGAGACTTTGACACGCGCATCATCAAAGCGCTATTTGCGGCACGCGCCACACATCCCGAATGCGGCAAACTCTTATCGGACATGGCGGAGGCTATCGTGGAATACAAAATGGATAATGAAACAGAAGCAATACACGCGGCGGTGGACGATATATTTACCAATCCGTACGAACGCGATTAAGGAAGAAAATGCCATGAACCAATTTCACGTCAAGCTAATAATGATAGGACAGCCACAGGCCATAGAATTTAATATGCAGTGCAATAATGCACTTAAAGCAACTGGCCGTGTCTGCGAGTGGGCGATGGATTTTTTTGGAGAAAATTCACGAATACACAAATTGAACGTAAAGCAATTAAACAGCACGCCATTAAAAGATCTGCTACCAAAGAAATCACAAGAAGGAGACGGGCAATGAAACTCAATATCCTACAAAGCATCCGCACATTCATCAATGCCTACCGCTGGTACCGCCGATATGGGCACTGCCACAAAATAGCTTGGCACTGGGCCAAAAACACCATATACCATTGAAAGGAAAAACGAAATGACACAAACGCAAACAGCCACACTCTCTCACGCACTTTCGGTAATAGAAAATGCGTTGCAATACCCTATACGGATAGTGGACATAGGGCACGCGGCTGCCATGCATCATGACGATGCGGCAATCAAATATGCGGGGCTTGAAATACCAACGGGTCGTTACGTCATGATGCAAGTGCGGTTATTGGTGCCTATCGAAGATGGGCAAGAGAATCAATAAATGCGAGAAATGGTCACCGACTTACCTGTGCGTTGATTCATCATTACTGCACCATTCACCCTCACGGCATCGCCTGCAAGCCAAAGCGCAACGGCGATTCTGTCAACTAGCGACATAACTAGGTATCTCTCATTATTTGAGAGGACAACAACCTCACCCGTATTTTCAACGGACTGAATCCAAAATCTCATGACTACCCCTCCTATGGCAGGTGTTTGTGTAGGAGCTTGCATCATAAGCCCCTGGGAGGGGTAGTCGCCAAACACAGGGAAAACAACATGCAAACACAGGAACAAACACAAACGGCCACAAAGGCGCGTGCCGAATGGCTAGAAGCGCGTCGGCGCGGCATAGGTGGCAGTGATGCGGCGGTAGTGCTGGGATTATCGCGCTGGAAAACCCCTTACCAACTTTGGCAAGAGAAAACCGGCCTCATTGCCGACGACGACAAGGACACCCCAGTCATGTATTGGGGGCGAACTTTGGAGGCAGTCATTCGTGCACACTACCAAACAGCAACCGGCCTGTATATAGAGGTTCCGCCAAAACAACTGCGGCATCCTGAAAACAACTGGATGATAGCCAACGTAGACGGCTTAACCAGTAACGGGAAAATACTGGAAATCAAAACAGCGCGCACGGCGGACGGTTGGGGCGAAGAAGGCACAGATGAAGTGCCCGATGCGTACGCATTACAAGTGCAGCACTACATGGCGGTCACAGGGCGGAAAATGGCCGACATAGCGGTACTGATAGGCGGGAGCGACTTTCGGATATACAGCATAGGGGCGGACGTGCAACTGCAATCGGACTTAATCAAGGCTGAATCTGCATTTTGGGAGCTGGTACAAAAGCGCGCACCACCGGAAATTATAAGCTACGAAGAGGCGCGGCAACGCTGGGCGCACAATCCAATTAAACCCAATGCGGCGATATTGGACGAGGAAATACGGCAAGTGTGGCAGGAATACCGCGACAACCAACACCTAATCAACGATTTGCAGGACAAGCAGGAGCGGCACAAACTGGCAATCATGCAATGGCTGCACAACCATAAAGCAACCGACTTAATAGACGAGGAGGGCCGCAAACTAGCAAGCTGCACCACCGCCAAAGGGGCCTTGCGCTTTGACGGTAAAGCATTTTTAAAAGACCATCCTGAATTATACAAGGAATATCAAAAGCAAGGCGAATCAAGCGTACGCTTTAGCATCAAAATTTGATACACCAATAATCAAATAATCCAATAACCCAAACATTGAAACATTCAACCAAGGCAACAACCATGAACACAAAACAAGCCAACACCATCGCGGTACAAAACCCCTATGCGCTGCAAGCTGGCGCGGCACAAGAAAGCGCAGGCGGCGGGGCATTACAGGCGATAGCGTCGACACGAGAAACCACGGAAGTCCAATCGGCAATATTCATCGCGAAACAATTCCCACGCGATCCGGTAGCAATAGCCGACAAAATCGGCAACGACTGCCAGCGCCCCAGCTTAGCGGAACACGCGGTCTACAGCTACACCCGTGGGGGCAGCGCGGTCAGTGGCCCGAGCATTCGCCTTGCTGAAGCCTTGGCGCGGCACTGGGGCAACCTGCAATACGGCCATCGGGAACTGGAGCGGCGCGTCGGCACCAGCACCGTAGAAGCCTTTGCGTGGGACATGGAAACCAACACACGGCGCATGCTTATCTTCCACATCAACCACATTCGCAACACCAAAAAGGGCAGTTACAAACTGGAAGACGAACGGGATATTTATGAACTCATGGCGAACCAAGCGGCGCGGCGCGTACGTGCCTGCATACTATCGTTAATCCCTGCTGATCTGGTTGAATATGCGGTAGCGCAATGCGAAGCCACATTAAAAGCGCATGCCGACACCAGTAGCGAGGGCATCAAAAAAATGCTTGCGGCCTTTGAAGCCTACGGAATAATCCGCGCGCAATTGGAAGGGCGAGTTGCGTGCCGTTTGGAAGCCATGCATCCGGCGCAAATGGTGGGCCTGAAGAAAATCTATGCGAGCTTACGGGATGGCATGAGCAAACCTGTGGACTGGTTCAACATGGAACCAGAAAATGAAGGCAAACCGGCGGAAAAGAAAACCAGTTTACGCGACAAAGTAGCGGCAGCGGCGGCAAAAAACGTCACCCCCTTGGAGCTGCCAAACGCGCCAGCTACAGCAGCGGAACAAGCGCCGGCGGCGTGACAAACGCGCACCGCTACCTTATCCTGAAGAGCAAATCGCGCCATAGACATTACTGCGGCTCATTCAACGGGAACGAAACTGGGCCATGCTCGTGAAAGGGCTTGGACATCACCTGCGTGTCCATCAGCCTTTTCTGCCATATTTGCAAGCTCTCTTTGACACTCATCGAATACGGCGTTAGCGGCAATGGCGAACTCAACGGCGGCGGCTGGGGCAGCCTTGGCAAGACGGGCTGCGGCATCATTGGACTGTTGGCGCAAGCCGTCAGAAACATCATGCAGGCGCTCCAGCTCCAGCCGCAAAGCGCGCTCACGTCTAGCCGCCTCATGAAAAGCCGCCTGATAATTTTGATCGATCTGCACCTGTGCCTCATGGGCTTGCTGTGCGGAAAGGATAATCTGCTTTGCATACTCGGCTTCTACCTTGTCAATTTTGGCCTGCATACGCCACTCCTGCGCGCTCCATGCGGCGGCAAAAGCCAGCACAGCGGCCACAATAGCGGAACCGAAAGGCAAAGGCCACATTTACAACACTCCCAAACACATATTACGCTCGGCCTTCCTTCGTTTCACAAGGCCAGGCAAAACCCGACCACCGGCGCGATTCCAGCGCAACAACTCATTACAAGCCCCAACATAATCACTGCGATTCAATTTTTTCACCAAAGTAGACTTACATGCGGCAGCGGCCCCCACGTTATAAGCCCAAGACACATAAGCATCCCACTCATACTGAAACAAAGGCACCTTTAATACACAAAGCCAACTGGCGCTCAAATACCGCAGCATCGGCAGCCAGTCGTTGCAGCGCGCGCACCGGATCAATAAAATCGCCAGCCTTCACCCCGTGGGTTGAACCAAAACCGATAGTCTGCACCCCCACACCGTCATCGTAAGCAGTGCTGCGAAACCCTTCAAACTGGGCAATCGTCACCAAACCGGCGGCACTCAAAGCCAAAGCGGCAACAGCGGAACGCCCTTTGGTAGTCATGAACCATCCTCATTTTGGACGGTATCCATAAACTGCAGCAGTTTTTGCGCAACCTCTGGTGCATCCTGCGCAATCTGACTTTGCAGCAATGCAATACGCAACTGCCGCTCTTCTTGGCGCAACACACTCTCGGCGGCGGCCAAATCACATACTTTCACGGCGCGAGCATCGGCCTTGCGCTTGTAATACCAATTCACCAAAAACCCGCCCAACGCCACCAAAGCGCCAATCAAACCCAGCGTAGCATTGGTGGT